ACCGATCCCGCCTGTCAGCATCGGTCGTTCTACGAGCTGGTAATCGAGATCGATGTCTTCTTGCTGGTAGACGACACGGAATTTTTGTGGCTGGTTGTGTTTGATGAACGACAGGTCTTTGTACGGGAGGCGCACGGGGTCGAGCATTGGGCCTTCAGGCCACGGTGCAGCAGTTTTCTTACGAGAATTTTTGCCGGTGTCCAGTTCCTCGTAGTACGCCTTGTAGATCAGATGATGATATTTCGGCACCATGACTGGATCGGCGAGTGCTTCTTCGACAGTCATGTCTTCACCGTCATCGTCGTCTACGTCTTCGTAGGTGACTTTGTTGAGGCAATGTTTGTACAGATCGCCGGGGCCGAGCCTCTGCCCGACTACTGCGACGACACCGCCAGGGTCGCAACGTGCTTCAGCCATCGAATCCCAGCGTTCCAACAGACGGTCACGGGCAACAGATTCTTTGGCGTTCTCCGGTGACGCTACGTCATCGAACAGGCAGAGGTCGGCGCGGTGACCGATGAATTCCGAATCGATGCCGTACGCCGACACGGTTGGTTCTTTGTTGTCCAACCCGCCAGGAATGTACTGTTCAACCACAAATTCTTCGGCTCGCCACAACGATCCGGACGCTAACGGTTTGAACCGCCCGTAATCCTGCGCCAAACAGCCCTCAGGTTCCATGACAAGTCCTTTGCGTACTTGTTCAGGGTCTGGGGAGAACCTGACGGGTCGTTCTAAGGTTTCGCGGATACGCCGAGAGTACTGTTTCGCCAATGTTTGGCTGATTGAGCCGATGAGTACTCGGATGGCCCGGTTTCTTACGATCGACCAGACTGCCACGTCGTGAAAAAGCGTAGATTTGCCTGCACCGGGTGGGCAGTTCAGCACCAGAAACTCTTTCTCTTCCGATTCCAGGTACTCAACGATTTTGTAGGCGGCGTCTACCTGCCACGGTGACGGGACTCGACCGAGGTAGACCCGCCGGAAGTAGTCGAAATCGTCCCATCCTTGTTTGGCGCGTTCCGATAGTCGCTCGTAGGGGATGACTGGTGGGAGGTCGCCGGCCTCATCGATCATTGTGCGGAGTTCGCGGCGTTCCCGCCCCGAGTTCGCACCCGCTTTTTTGACGGCGAAATCGGCGGCGCGGGTTTCCGCTTCGATTTTGCGGCGGTTCGCATCCCATTTTTGGCCGGTGTTGTAGTGGATGCCGGCGATCTTGCAGGCTTCTTTGATTGAGATGCCGGCTGCGCGGGCTTCCCAGAAGCGTGCTTTGTCTTCGGGTGGGACGTTACGGCGTCCTGACCTGTCTGTACCTGCCATGATCGGACAATGGTACTAGATGCCGCACATCCCTTCGCACTCCATATCGAACAGCGAACCTTGACCGCGTTCTTCTTCGCTGCGGATATCCGCTTCCGCAAGTGGGACTCGATCACGGTGGATGAACGCGACTGATGTGCGTCCTTTTTGTGGTGCGCGGATCGCCTCATCAAACGCGACCGCTTCCCGCCAAGAAATCGGATCTGCTGCGACACGACGCCATTCCGCGTTGTCATGGAACGGGCAACCGATGCAGCTGCTGCGCGGCGGTGCTGGATACCCATGATCGGTGTTCCATTGGATGCAGTCGGCCCGTTTGATGTAGTTGTCAACCAAAGGGTATTCGTTACGAATCCACGGGAACAACGGATCTTTCATGCGTTGCATTTCGTCCCATGAAATACCGATCACGGTTGTGATCCGATGTTCCTTGCAGCGTTGACCGGGTTTCAGCCCAGCAAGTTCGCGTTGTTTAGAAAGTAGTGGTTTGAGTTTGTATTCCTGTGTGCATTTGCGACGCGACATCGCACCTTCGCCGTTGTCTTTGAGCAGCCATAACGGCATGGTGGATCGGTTGTTGTCGGGGCTGAGAGTGTCGTCGCGGATATTGCCGTTTGACACGATGTGCAGCGGGATGCCCGCGTCGGCGCACTCACCCTTCAAAACCTCCAAGTGTTCGTACACCCCTTGCGGTTCCCAGCCGGTATCGGAAAAGATCGCGTGATCGACCGGCGGCAACTCGCCATGAATAACCATCCTCAACAAAGTTGTGGACTGGACACCGGCCCCCAAACTCAGAACGCGCAGCGGATACTTCGGATCTTCCATGTTTCCCTCCATGCGGCAAGTATACACATCTTGCACAGGGGAGCTGCGCCGGGGGCCAGGAGGTAGTTAACCCCCAGCGCGCTCAACCCTTGTGTGGGTGTCGGCGGGAAAGGAATAACCGCCTGACCCGGAAGTGGAACAAGGAACACCTTCGGGCTACTCACATCGTACCAGATCAAACTCAGGAGACTCCACATATCTGCATGGGGAAACATGAAAGTGCTACACTTGTCACAAGCCGTTGTGGGGCGGCGACACAAACCAAGGGAACACAACTGAATAAGGAGCCAACATGGCAAACACATCAGCGACCGAGTATTTCTCGATCATCCCCGAATCCGTTCTCTACGCGGACATCAGCTCCAACGCAGTCCGCGTCTACGGGGTGCTACGACGGCACGCCGACAAAGACGACAACACCTGCCACCCCGGCAAAGGCCGGATCGCTGCTCTCGCACGAATGTCAGAACGCAGCGTCGATCGAGCCGTCAACGAACTTGTCGCTGGAGGGTTCGTCACGATCCATCATCGACGCAACCCAGACAACCCAGAACAGTACCTGTCAAACCAGTACGTTATCCACAGCACCCCCCGCGCTGGTGACCCTACCCCCCGCGCTGACGACCCTACCCCTCCCGCGCTGGTGACGGTACCCCCCCGCGCTGGTGGCGCAGTAACCATAGTCAAAGAACCAGAGCCAATAAACCAGACACCGTTCGACACCTTCTGGCAAATCTACCCACGGAAAATCGCCCGCAAAAAATGCGAACAATGGTGGCACAAACATGCCACAAACATGGCATCCCAAATCCTCGACGCAGCCACCACCGCCACCAAACAATGGCGACAAGACAACACCGAACCCAGATACATCCCGCACCCATACACCTGGCTAAACCAAGAACGCTGGAAAGATCACACCCCCCTCCCTGCTCCAGAAAAAGAAGTGCGACCCTACGACACCCAACCCACCCAATGCGACACCTGCGACGGAACCCGCTACATCAGCACCGAAGACGAACACGGACGCAGCTGGGCCGCACCATGCCCCGACTGCAACTGATATAATGACCCCCACGCGCCACGCAGCGCCCGGTCGTACCCCAGTTGCACGGGGCGGGACGGAACCCACGGAAACGTGGTCGATCCCCCATGCGCCCACAACGATCCCATCACGAACTCTTGCCGGCCACGAAAACGGGGGAGGCACGAACCGGCAACGACGACAACACACACGACGTATTCCCGCGTCACAAAACAAAGCGGAGGGAATCCAGAACGAGGCACCTGGATGGGGGGCTACACACCTCTGTCAACAATCACCTCGACCCGACCGCAATCACAACAGCAGCACAACAACCCAACAAGCCCCGCCCAACAAAACCACACATCTAGAACACACCTAATATGTATGCACGGGGCACCGCGCGTCGGCACACCTCCGGTCGGCGCGTGGGCGTGGTCGGCACCCACCCCCCCCCACCGTAAACCAACCCACCCACCCCATGTTAGGTGAACCTAACGCCAGGCGATAACCCCCCCTACCGCCGGCAGTAAAGCCCACCCCACCCCCGATGGTAGGGCCACCGAACGGATCGCGCCTAGCCTGTGGGTGGCGTGTGGGTGTGGTGTGTAGCCGGTGGGTGTTGGGGTATCAGCTCGACAGATGGGGGTCATCTGTTTTTGCTATTGACAGCGGGTCGGTGGTGGTGTTGACTGTGGGTAGTCACCTACTGGGGGTGGCTATGAGAGAGAGTGAGAGAGCATGAACAGCATCGTGTTGTTGGGTAAGCGTGTCGCGCTAAACGATGAGAGCGTGGGTGATGATGGTGTCACCCCACATGTGGACGTGTGCGTGTTGTGTGCGCGTTTCGTTGTGGGCGATGAGATGGATGCGCCACATTCTGTGTCGGTTGATGATGGCTATGAGTGCGCGGATTGTGGCGTGCCGATTGTGTTTGACAGTTGAGACGAAACACCCCTATCGTGGGGTGTCTGGCACGGTTGGTCGTGTGCTACTGATGAGTCAGACCTAGAAAGAGAGTGAGAGAGAGACATGGATTATTCACACGAGGCTACAGAGTTACGCCTTTACATTGTGAACGATGCCCATTTGTGGGAGCGTCGTCGCCCAGAGTTTTGGCGTAGCCTTGACCGGCATGTGTTGCGCGGTGACTTTGACAGTGACAAGGCCGTGACGCTGTTGATGTATTTGGTGGGCGAGGGTGCGCGCCAGTATTGCAAAGAGTTTGGGGGTACTGTGCGGTCGGTGTTTCCTAAGGGCGTGCGCGAGGAGTGCGCTCGTGTTCTTTTGGAGCATTACGCGGATGATCTGCGCGACGCGGAATGTGAGATGGTGTGATGCGGGTGGCGGATTACATGACGGTGGCGCGGTCGGGTGCGTGGTGGCGTGCGTCGGCTGTGATCGGCGACCGGCTCGTGTCGGTGTTGTTTGACGAGATGCCAGACGCTGACCATGCGTCGCTGATGTTGTTGGAATCGGCAGGGTGTTGCGTTCATTGCGAGTTGCCTCGCTGTGAGTGTTGCCTCGCCTGCGATCGCACATGGTCGGAGTGTGTGTGTGACAGTTGAGACGAAACACCCCTAGCGGGGTGTCCGGTGCGGGTTGGTCGCCCACCGCTGATGAGTCAGACCTAGAGAGAAAGAGAGAGAACAAATGGAAACGACATCGAGTCCTGGCGGAGCTATGCCCAAAATCGGAGAGGGGGAAACGGCGTGTCTTGTGTGTGGGATTACCGTTGCACACGTCCGTTCGTTGTCGCCCGACGGCGGTTTGTTGGGTGATCGGGATTATCCGGTGCCCGCCGACTACCCGTACTGCTACTTCTGCCATTACAACGGGCGAGCGGAGACGCATCGGTCGGCGTGGTTGCTGTCGTCTATCAGCGAGGTGACGGGTACGCACGCGGAGATTTGGCAGACGGGTGGCGGGACGATGACGGGTGTCGTGTTCTTGTCTGATGACACGGACGAGGACGCCCCGCACGCTTACTTCGGGATTGTCCATGACGATTCGGTGGAGTGTGCGGGCTACTTCGGCCTGTGCATTTTTTGGAACGACGAGTACGGCGGGCATTTCATTACGCAGGACGAGTTGTGGGGTCGTACGGTTCCTGACTGGGTCGGCGAGTTGGACGCTTTGTGGGCGTCTGCCCGTGACGAGTTGGG